ATTTTAACTTTTTTAAAATTTTAGGCAAGAAAAAACACCTTTAATGTATTGATTTTTTAACCAATACATTAAAGGTGTTTCTATTTACATATTTATAGGTTTGAAATTCATATTTTCATATTTCTATACCAATAAACTATAGAGTTTATCGCTATTACTTCCAACAAACTTTGGCTTAACCATGTAGTTTTTTAGCTAACCTTATTTTTCAAACGAAGCTTATCTGCAATAATAGCGATAAATTCACTATTTGTAGGCTTGCCCTTATCTCCATGAACAGTATATCCAAATAGTCTATTAATAGCCTCTACTTGCCCTCTACCCCATGCTGACTAGGTTTCAGGACTTTTAATAAGGTTTATATATTATGATTTTACATTTAATTTTCTTTATAAAACTGAACTTAATCAGTTGGTTTACAGTATATCACTTTGTTGGATATACTTTTGATATAATGATATACCTTTTTTACCAACTTTACAATAATTATTTTTATAATATACAAAATAAAAAATCTCTACATTAATATATGTAATTTTATAAACAAAAAAAGAACCTAGCAAAGCTTGTACACTTCTATTAAGTTCTTTTTAAGGCATCGAATATTTTTCATTAGATTCTAAAGGATTAAAATAACCTTTTATACAATTAATATTCCGTATACAAATTTGTATATGGTTCTTTTCTTGAAAACCAGAACCTGGATACACCTCATCACCCTCAAAAAATACACCTCTAACTGAATCATAAGATTCATAATTATTCTCTTCATTAAATTGATGTACTCTCTGAATAACAGCACAATCTAAATTTCTTAATAAAGGTGTGCCATTCTGAATTAATTTATTTTTAGGTAATTCTATTGAAGCATTATCATAATCAGCTTTTAATATATTATAACCAAACGGTAACATCTTTATATACTTTGAATTTACAAAATCTAAACAATAACCTAAGTCAAGAATCGCACCAATTACCGCTACTTCTTTAACTTTACCTTTACTTTTCTGAAATTCTGCAAATTCATAAGCTCTATCAAGATTACTTTCCCAAAAATATATACCGTGACCTAGCCAATCATAATCATTTTCACTAGCTTTTAAGCTACCATTTTCTTTTATCACTTTATCATATATTGATTTATCACAACCATGAAAACCAATAATTAAATTAGGAATCTTTGAATACATAATTAAACATACGCCTCATTTATCTTTTTTTGTTCATTACAAATTCCTGATTTGACAAGTGAATTTAACGATTCTTGTGGTTTAATTTTTTTACTTAATACTTTTTCAGTATATTGTGTCATTTTATTTAGATATTCTTCAAAGTCTTTATTACTCATAATTATCAACCGCTTTCCTAATTCATTATTCATAGTTCACCCTCCAATATCCAATAAATTTTAAATCATTATTGTTATTAGTATATAAAATGAAGACTGAAATATTACAAGAATTATTTTTTATTATATGCAAATTATACCACTCTCCGTTATATTTTGTCCACTTTTTGCGACATTTTGTATCGTAATATTTCAATATTATTTTACCATATATTTACATTAATTACATTTATAATTATCAGTATTTTTTTTACAAAAACTGATAATATATAAAAACAAAAAAGGTAATAAAAAGATTTTACTCTCTCTATTACCCTTATGTATTGGCTAGTATTTGTGCAATTTAGCCTTAAACATTATAACATATTAAATATTTATTATGTTATATAAATTTATGAACATTTCTCTTGTATGCTACCCTAACTTTTCCATTATCCTATCAACCTTATCCTCAATATCTTCCATTTTAGTATTTACATTACCCACAAAGCTTGCATTAGTTTCTACTAATACCTTGTTATTTTCAGTTATAGTCCTTAATGATTGTAAAAATTCATCTAATATTGGTTTAAAGAATTTATCACATAAAGCTTTAAATCCTCTATAAACTCCATAAATAATTATCAATACTAATCCAACTGGAAATCCTACACTTCCTATTAAACTTCCCATAGTTGCTAAATCCATTTTTGTCACCTCTATTCTGCTTTATAAATTTCTTTTGTTTGATTTACTGTACTGTCTTGTCTTTCTTTTCCAAAGTAAAATGCAACTAACATTGTATAAATTGTAAGAAATTCTGTACTCAATCTATTGTTAATTGCCAATACTGCAAATACTATTGTAAGTATAACGGTTATTAAAAATCTTCCTGAAGTTAATTTATTTACTATTCTATCTAACATTCTATCCACTCCCCTTGTTCATTAAATTTATATATTATTGTTTCATTTGTTGCCATCTTGCAATCATTCTTAAAGTAATACCATTTATCTTTGAATTTTAACCATCTATTTTGATAACAATAACCTTGCTCATCAGCATAAAACCAATCATTTTCTACTTGAAACCATTTGTTTTGAGGATATGTTCCATCACTATTAACATACCAAAAGCCTTTATTATCTTGTTTCCACTCAGCATTTGAATTAGTAGCACTTTTAACTTTATTTAGTGGAAAATTCTTGCCTGGGCATTCTGAACTCCCCTTTTCTCTATGACCAAATATAGGTATGTCTCCATATTTATTACACAAGTAAGCTTTTAATTCACACCAAGCATTATATTGCTCAATTGGCATTTCAGTTCTACTATCATAGTTTCCTTCAAAGGATATTCCTAATGTATTTGTATTGCAACCTTGGCAATGAGCACCTATAGCATTATCTGGTCTACCTTTATATATAGAACCATCTAGTCTTATGTAATAATGATAACCTATACCTGCCCAACCATTTTCATTCTTATGCATATTATGTATTTGTTCCACTGTCCAATTTAAACCTTCAGCTTCTAAATGATGAACTATTAACATATTAGGTTGATTGCTCATATTCATTGAACCAAAACTTAAATTATTATCAATTATATTCATTTCTTATATCACTTCTTTCTTTAAATTTTTGCGTAACAAAAAGACACCTACATTACTGTAAGTGTCTTAACAAAAGTACTACTAAAATCTATTTTATTTTTTTATATTGCCAAATTGTTTCCAATGATTATTATATTCTTCTTCTGAAACCGCCTTATTATCTATAATATAGTCATGTGTAGATGAAATCAGATATCCATTATTATCTCTTGAATATTTCACATCATCAGTGCTTGAATAAACATTTATACATTGATTATTTTCTATTTTATACCCATCAGTATAGTAATGATCCATATGTCCACCTGTAACAAAAAAAACTTTTTTTAAAGGACTATATCCTAAATATCCACCACTAAAAGTTTGTATATCTTTTAGCTTTTGTATATTACCATTATTATACGTAAATACCGATACTTTATAATCTGCACTACAAGTTCCATTATGTATAAGCATATCAAATACGCCATTTTGATTGATATCTAAAATAACAACTTTTTCTATACAACTTTTCCCATTCCTAAATATAATATCATTGTTCTTAAGCCAATTATTATCATTCAAAGCATTTGAATATGCCTTTATTTCTTTTCCACCATTTGAATAAATTCCATCACTATTCAAATAATAATTATCAATTATAGTATCATGTGCCATATACCCATCTTGTTCAAAATAGTACCATTGATTGTTAATTTGTTTCCAACTTGTATACCATGAATTATTATTAGCATACCACCACCCAGTTGAGTCTTGCTTCCATTCTGCATTAGCTCCTATTGGATGTATTACTAAAATTGAAATCCCACATAAAAACCCTATTACTATTTTTTTTAGTTTTTTCACTATTTCCACCCCTATTCAAAAAAATGCCATATAAGATCATAAATATTATACTATATTTTAAATATAAATGGTAATAATCAGTATAATATCAATGCTGGAAAATTTATTGTATTTTAAGTGATGCATCATTTTTTCCAATTACATACAAAAAGCAGACACATATAGTGCCTACTTAGTATTATGTATTCCTAATTTTTATTCTATTATATCAAACATTATATTTATAGCTTCTTTTTCTAGATTTTCTAATTCTGAATCCCATAAATTTAAGTTTACTAGTTCATCTTTCACATGTTTATAATTATCATCATTTATTACAGTAGTTGCAATAATAGCACTATACTCCTCGGTTGGTTGAGCACACTGTAACACATTTTTTATTCCATTAACGATTCTATTTTTACGTCTAGTCGAAATATTTGTTCCTTTAATATAATCATATAATAGCTCATCAATATCAGCAAGCTTGTCTACTATAGCATTACAAATAATGAATCGTAATTTTATTGTTGTATGAGTATCATTTAATCCTAATACTCCAATAGTATCTAATGCTAATTTGTTTCTATTTTTACTTTTATATCTATAACCTACGAAATAAAAATATTCTCTAGGATCATTAATTGTTGGATTAATTATAGGATTCTCTTTAGTATCATGAGTACCTTTATTAACATTACATCTACCACAAGAGGGTAATAAATTTTCCCATTTAACTACTTCATCGGGATATTTATCTTTGTAATGATAATGTTCAACATGCATTGGATTTTTATCATTTAGTTTTTCTTCACAATAACAACACTTTTCATTTGACATTTTAAGTAAATTATCTACAATAAATTTTTTTCTCCAAACAGTAGCCTCTTTGTTTTTCTTAAATTCTTCTATTAAGGCATTCTCAAGTTCTTGTGTTAACTCTATAGGTTTAAGACTTCTTTCTATCTTTATCATTCTTCATAACCTGCCATTTGTATTTTTAATATTTTTCTAAGTGGATTATTAGGATGTAGCATTTTATCTAAAATATTATAATATTTTTTTATATCTGCCAAATTTTCTTCTTCCATAGCTTTGTCAAAAGCTTTTATAGTATTTAAATATAATCCAGATGAAGTGCTTTTTAACCCCATAACATCAGTTAATATTTCTTCTATAGTCCATCCCTGCAATCCATATTCATCCAATTTCAAATCCTTTTTGTATGCATTACCATTTTCATCTAATGCTAATGCAATAATCTCATTCGGCAATACTGATTGTATCATATTGGGACTATGAGTAGTTGCTATAATTTGTGCATTAGGAAACATCTCTTTTAAAGCAATTATCAGTTGAGCTTGCCATTCTGGATGAAGATGTAAATCTATTTCATCAATTAATATAACCCCATCAAAATCTATTGCTTTTATCCTTGGATCCTTAAATCTAAACTCAATTTCCTTCATTATTCCTAATAGTATATAAAAACAAGATTTATATCCAGCTGATAAATATTCTAAATATATTTCACCTTGAGGAGTATTTACTAAAATATCTAACGTATCTGGAATAATTCTTGAAAAAACAATTTTTTTATCTAATATACTAAAAGCTTTTAGAGCTAATTTAAGATTTTCTACTTGTTCATCTGATAAGCTATTATCTTGCTTTAAAAAAAGATATCTATTTATAAACCAACTTTTGCTATTCGATGAATCAACTCCATTTTTAGCTTTCTTCCCAGCTGAATATAGATCAACTTGTTCATCAGCCATAATTCCAGCTAACTTTTGATATTCTAATCTTCTATCAGTATTAAAAAATAAAACTGATAAGCTGTATTCTGAAGATTTATATATATTATCATACTTTGAAGCTATAAATTCCATTATTTCATAATTATCTTTTATAATATTAGAATCACCTAAAACATACTCTAATGTTACTTTACCCTTATCATATCCAGCATGTTTTTTTAATACATTAATGTTATCTGATGTACTTGTAAAAAAATGTGCTATTGATTCTAAAATAGTAGTTTTACCTATTCCATTTGTTCCACAAATTAAATTTAATCCACTATTAAATTCTAGATCTAACTTACTTATTCCTCCGATTCCATTTATGCTAATATTATTAATTTTCATAGTATTTCTCCCATCTAAATTAATATTTGGAGTTATCTGTATTTTGATGTTATTATTAATAGTATCAATATTCTCCATTAAATTCAACCTCATTTCATTTATTTTTCATTACTTGCATTGTAAATAAAGTGTAAATAAAAAGTGAGTATAATTAATTCAAGTTTATAAACTCTCAAATAATTATGCCCACTTTTTATATTTTATTACATAAAATATTCCTATTGTGTAGCAAAATCTAATCCAGTAATTTCTTTATACTGTTCTGATGTAATTTCTCCAAACTTATTAATATCTGTTATAACTGCACCCTTTAATTGAGTTGCATCTACCCATTGGTATTTATAAGCCATACTCCAAAATTCCATACTTAATCAACCTCCTAAACATTTTTTTGTATTAAATCTAATTTAACTTTTGCTAATTCTTGTCCCATGCTATTCATTGCACTGGTTATTTGAATATTTTTTAATTTTTCTTGTGCCAAAGATTGTCCTAAAGCTGCTATTTGTTGTACATTATTTATTTCATCTTCTGATTTTAAACTTATCTTTTCTTTACTCATTATTTCCACCCCCATGAGATAGCATTAAGAACTGCATTGCCTGTTATTGTTGCTTTTATAACTAAATTTTGCCCTGTTGGTTGACTTGATATATCTGTTAAGGTATCTTTTATTACATTTGTAAATGTTATTCCACCATCTCTACTTACTTGATATATTATTGTTCCAGTTCCCAAGGATTGGTCTGATGTAATCCACACCTTACTCGGAACACTAACCAATGTATCAGCTTTCCAATAAATATCTGTATGGTCTTGATATTGTATTAATGATGGTGTTATTGCAGTTCCTGTAATAAAATTAGTTGCAGTAGTTCCATCTTGTTTATAGCTAATAAGTGTATCTAAACCACTATCTCTACGATTATTATATGGTATTAAAAGATCATATCCTGTTATAGATTTAAAAAATAATTCTATATTAACATAGTCGGTATATATTGTACTTGATGTAACTCCATCACTTGCGTCTGTATAAACCAAAAAATGAAATGAACCGTTTGTATCGATATTGTCCATACCTGTAGTACCCATACTAATTAAACTAGATGATGAACTTGTATTCATATAGCTACCTGTCCACCAAGTACCTGTTGATTGAAATAAGGCTAACTTTGCTTTGTTGCCACTTGAACAGCTTCCATATCCATACCAATTACACCTTAATGATAATAGATTATTTTTTAGCCATGTTACTTTATTTGCTGTGGTACTTCCTGGAATAGTTCCATATTTATCTTCTACTATTCTAATTAGGTTAAAGGAAAATAATTGTTGAGGAATATTCCCATTTGTTGTTGAATTTATAGGATAACAAGAGCCATTAAGGGTGGAGTTGGCATTATAGGTACTTTGAGTTTCTCCACCACTACTCATTAACTGCGTTGGAGTATTCAGAGAAGATAAACTCTCTGACCATTTTGTTATATTAGGATTCGCAACAACACTGCCACTAACTTTTCCAACAAAATCATCTATAATAGATACACCGTTTTTAACATAATTTTTACTATTATATTTATGCCAATCTACATAGCTTAAATTTTTATTAAATCCATACACTCCACTTTTAGTTTTATCTATATCACTATCATCATTTAAAACGTCTATTATCATATCACTTAAATTATTTTTAGTAGCTCCTGTATATGTGTCTAACTTAAAATTTGTTTTTGCTATGTCTAGATTTAATCCTAGTGTTAATCCATCAATATCTGATTTATTAGCTTTTTGTTGCTCCATATCTGACAAGGACGTATCAAACTTATCCAATCTAGCATCTAAATTTACTTCGCCACCTCTTGCAGTTTGAATTTCAGACTTTAAATTTGCTATATCTTGAGACACTTGAGTAACATCTCCAAATGCTTGCATAGCTGAAATCTTACTATCTGCTATTACACATTCTGAAATTATTTCTTGCTTCTTAGTTTCTCCATTTACTATAGCCGTATCTAAAGCTGTTTTAGAATTATTTCCATTAGTAATACTTGAATCAAGTTCATTTTTAGTACTTACTGCATTAGTATTACTTGTATCCAATCCAGTTTTAGTTGTATTTGCTGTATTTATAGTTGCATCTAAATTTCCTTTTAATGTATTTGCTGTTGCTACATCAGATTCTAAATCAGCTTTTACTGTTTTAGCTGTATCTAATACATCCCCAATATCTTCAATTTCATCTAGCTTATTATCTAATTCTTGAAGCATTGTTATTGTAGCCTTAGAAATTGTTCTATCTACTTCCAATACACTAGCAAATACTTTTATATTTAAATCAAAAGTACTTTTCTTTTCTCCAGTAACTTTATCTATAAATTGCACTTCTGTTTTGCACATTCCTGAAGTTGTAGTAAGTTGAGAATCAGCCTTAACATTTACTACATTATTATTAATTGTAATATCTGTATTTTGAATCAATGGAATTTGATCTTGTTTTAATGCTTTTAATCTACATCTATAATTACTTAAATCTACTTGTAATCCATTATTCCATATATTGAAAATAAGATTTAAATTATCTAACTGCTTACAATTAACAGTTACTAATAGATTTTGTTTCAAATCTAAATCTATTTCCAAACTTTTAATATCACTCATTTAATCACCCTTTCCATAAAATAAGCACCTACAACTAAGTAAGTGCTTCAGATTTTTCTTATTATTTTTATACCAATTTATATTCAACAAACATATCATAAACAATTTGTTCTACTGATTTGTCATTTATGTATAAAGTTCCACATCCAATATTGGGAAAGTATACTTCATTCATTCCAGCAAGAGTATTATAAAAAGAACTTCCTTTGCTCGTATCACTTATAGATAATCCTCTTGTTCCTAAAATCCCCTTATTATTATCAAAATACATAAGTGTACGACTTGAATTATCTTGTACTTCTAAAGCACCATTTTTAATTAGTTGCTTACCATTTCCAAATATAACATTCATATCTGTTTCACCTTTTATTGCTAGCGTTACTGCTTGAGCATTTTGTTGAATTAGAGAACTAAAATTACCTTCACTAACCTTGCTAGATATTTCATTAGTTAACTGCGTTATTTGAGATTTTGCTCCATTTAAGTCTGTAACAGTACTTTCAATTTTTCCTGCTTGTTGAGTTATCTGAGATTGAAGTCCTGCATTTGCATCATTAACTTCACTTCTAATTTGTCCTGCTGTCATTTCTATTTTTGATGATAAAGTATTATCTAAACTACTTACCTGTAACAAAATTTTTTGCTCTGTAAATTGAATATTTCTTATAGTGGAATTAATAATATCTGTTATGTTCTTTCTAGTAAATCCAATATCTACAGTATCTATTGTTTTATTACCTTCACTATCTATTATGTAAGTTATTTTATTAATTCTACCTTGTAAATCTAAATTGAGTATCTTATGTCTTACAGTTACTGTATCACCTACATTAACTGTTTCTAAAACTGCATAATTTTTATATTCCTCTGTTTTACTTAGCTCTATAAAATCAATGGAATAATTAAATGCTAGTAAATCAACCTTCTCAGTATTAAACATTTTACTACAAGCATCACGCATTAGTGTATATGCTTGTGTTTTAGTTATTTGTCCTTGTCCCTGTGTACCAGTTCCATCCCAAATATTTAAATTTAAATCTACTTCTTTAAAGTATCTTTTTTCATATTTATTTACATTAGGACTTTCAACAAAATATTCTGGTAGGTAAACATCTCCACTTTTAGGAACAAGAACTGTTGTTAAATCATTTATATTAATGCCTTCTTTAATACTTTTAATATTTTTACCATACTCTACTATAACTCCATTATCGTTTCCTCTATGGTCTATTAAATCAAAAGCATTATTATTTACAATAAACTCCCCACCATAGTTCTTAATTATACTATTATCACCAGTACCAATAATTGAAGTTATAGGATTACTAGAATCAGTATTAATAAGAACATTTTTATTTGTATTTGTATCTAGATTTCCAACTGTATAAACATGTGACTCTAAGCAACTACTTAATATTTGTTGAATAGCTTCTTTACGTGTTTTCCCAGCTATAGTCATACCTTTTGACCAGTTAGTTTTTAAATCAGCTAGCAACTTAGCCTGTGCCTGTACTATTATTGAACTGCTAGTAGTTTCTTTATCTATTATTCTAAATAGTTGGTCAGGTCTATCATCTAAAGCAGGTACAGATATTATTGCACCAACAATTAAATTGCTACTAATATTCTTACTGTCTTCTAGTGGGTATTCTAGTTCTAAAGTATAATCTCCATTTAATTCTTCGGTAACTTTACAAGATATAATTTCACTTAAAACATATTCATTGTGTGTAAAATCTGTCTCGGTGCTTTTAAATAATCTAATCATTAATAACACCTCCATCTAGGTGTAATTTCAATTTTGCTTACTGTTCCAGTCCATGAAATCCTATTTTGACCAATAGAAAAGACTGGATATTCTCCAGCCATATTTCTTCCCATATTAACATTATCTTTATAACATTCCTTTATTTCTGAATCTATTAGTACATAATCACTTATATTTTTTATAGTAAAACTTTTATCATTTATGTTTACAGTTATGTTTCCACTACCATAAATCTTAATCAAAGACTTAGCTTCATATGTACCAAAATTATTAAATACAGAACCACTTAAAGTTATATGCACAGGCTTTAATCCATTAGTCATATACTTTAATCCACTACAAGTAAAAGTTGCAGTAAAACGTCTTATAATTTTACTTGTAGTCTTTGTTTCACTTATTTTTATTTGCTTAACTTTATAAGTTATACTTCCATCCATACTATAAACTAAGTATTTAGATTTTGAATTTAAAATCCAATTATCAATATATGACTTTTTCTTTAGGTATTCATCTTCATTAGCTTTATACCAAAAATCAAAACTAAAATTTATATCTTCAAAACCTTTAATTTTAGTTAAATTCTCTCCACCATCAACAGGTATCGTTTCATAGATAATATTGCTAGCAGGAATCGTTGGAATATTTTCTATTATTAAATCTAAATCTCTACTATCCATATTGTTATAAAATATATAATTCATTTTACCACCCCTTTCTATCATTATTAAAAGCTAGATTGCTACTTATATATGGAGTACTTACCCTTGCAATTTCTCTTCCGTCTAAATTTACTGGTACATGAACAATAATTGGCTGAGAATTACCACTACTATAATTTTGTGCTATATTACTAGCCACTTTGTTTGCTACAGATTCAGCAGTTTTTAATACTAAATCTTCACTAGCATCATGATTGAAAATTCTTGTTCCTGAAGGTAAATTATATAGTTCGTAACCACGTTCGTGTAAAGTGGTATAACCACCTTCATAATTATAATCACCTGTCCAATTTGAATCCGAACCCCAAATAGTTCCATTATTCATAGTACCTCTGTTGATATTTTGGTCATATGGCATATGTACTTCTACAGTTTTGTCCTTTGGTTGCCAACTATCCCACCAGTTCTTTAATTTATCCCACCAAGTAAGAATTTTACCTGTTGTAGTATCTACACTATTTTCAAGGTCACTATTCATACCTTTTATTTTTTCTACAGCTTGAGTTCTAGTTTCTTCAGCTTTATTAACAACTTCATCTCTTTGTCTTTTAGCTTCTGCAATCATTTTGTCAGCCTGTTCTGTTGTAATAGCACCAGTTTCGTCTCTCATTTTAGTAATAGTAGCAATATTTTTATCATATTCATCATTCGCCGCCGCAACTGCTCCATCCCTACTCTCATTCAATTTCTTAATGTGTTCGGACGCTTGCTCTGCTGTTATTCTTCCATCGTAGTCTTTCATTCTTTGTAAAATTACTTGTGCTTCGATTTCATTTTCAGACATTGACTTTATTGCATTTTCTCTCATTTTATTTTGTAAATCATTTATTGTTGTAACTTCATCAGATGTCAAAGTTCTTTTTTGGTCACTTGCAGTTTTAATTATAAGATTTATTTGGTCTTCATACTTCTGAGTTTCAGTTTGCTTATTTGTATAAAAATCAGTTGTCTTTTTTAAAATTTCTGCTTGTTCCTGTGAAGTAATTTCTTTTTGTTTACTAAACATTTCTTGTAACTTAGACAAACTTTCATTCTTCTGCTTTTCATACCCTTGTACAATACTATTTTTCATATCATCAAATTTAGTTTTAGTATCTGTAGCAATTTGACCAGTTATAACTTGACCATTAATATATAAATCTTGAAGAGAAGATTTTGCACCTTCATCCATTTTTAAATAATCCTGTACTGCTGTTTTTGTTGCTTCACTAATTTTAATAGTTTCCCCTTGAAGGGTTGTTGTCATTTGACCATAAGAATTTGCAACTGTTGAAGATGTATATTGCACTTTATCTGCAAATAAATCAACTGAAGGTACAACTTCTTGAGTTAACCCTTTGTATATCCCATAACCAGCTAGTGCCACAGCCCCAGCAACAGCTATATATGGAGCCGCCGCAACAACCGCAGAACCTAATCCACCAACTAACGCACCCAATCCACCAGTCCCACCAGCTACTACTCCTGCTTCTGCTACTCCCTCAGTAGCTAAAGTTGCACTTCCTAGGACTGGAGTTAATTTAGAAACTACACTCATTACAGTTCCTATACCATTGGCTACTCCACCAACTACTTTAAGAATTCCACCTAATGCTATAGCAAACATTCCAATATTTGTGATAGTTTTTAGTTGTTCTTCATCCATTTCACCCAAAACAGATGTAAATTTACCTATTACATTTGTTATTTCTTCCATAACAGGTGATAATGCATCACCTAATTTTATAGATTCATTTTTCAATTCATTAAAGTTTTTTCTTAATTTATTACCAGCAGTATTGTCTACTTTTTCAAAAGCATCATCCAACGCTGTTGTATTAGTAGTCATTTGTTCCATACTTTGCTTGAATAAACTCATACCTTGGTCAGAAGTCATAGTTAATACAGTATTTACTGCATCAACCGAACCAAATAATTGATATAATTGTTCAGTATTTCCACCAGTTTTTTCTTTAACTTCTTCTAAGAATTTTCCCCAACCAACACTCTGTAAATGAGCTGCATTGAATTCAATTCCTAATTTTTCTGCCATTTTAGCCGCATTATCTGATGGTTTTGCTATATTAGAATAAGCCGCTTTTAAACCTGTAACTGCTTCACTAGTCTTAATTCCATTAGCAGTTAGTGTGGCCAATGAACTAAATAATTCAGATGTACTTACTTTCAATGCCGCAGTAGTTGGAATAACATTACCTATAGATGAACTCATTTCTCCAAAAGTCGTTTTACCTAAATTTTGTGCAATAAACATTTGATTTGCAATATTTGTTACTTCGTCAGTTTTTAATCCATAAGCATTTAATACTGTAGTTAAACCATCAACACTTGTCGCAGTATCTGTATATCCCCCTTTTGCCGCTTTTACAGCAGTAGTAAGGAAATTTACAGACTCTTCAGCTTTAACACCACTCGAAATAGTATCATACATACCATCTTGAATAGTCTCAAATCCTTCTCCTGACATATTAGATAATTTTATTACACCTTTTCCTAAATCATCAAGACTTATATTAGTTGTATCAGCTACAGTGCTAATCTTAGCCATACCGTCACCAAAATCCATGCTAAATTTACTACCTGCTATTCCTGCCGCCGCTAAAGGTGCAGTTAATTTTAAAATACCATCTCCAACACTATTTGCTTTATTACCAAAATCTTTTAGTTTATCACTACTTTCCTTTATTTTATTGCTAGCATTAATCCATTTATTATTGCTCTTATCTAATTCATCATTGATTTTCTTCAATTCACCTTGAGTTTTAACCATTTCAGTTTCAACTTTATTCATGTTAGTTTGATAATTTTGTATAGTCTTGGCATTCGACTCAATTGCTTTTTCTTTTTTCTTGTATTCTTGTGTAAGTTCATCAACTGCTTTTTTTGAATTTTTAGCTTGTTCGCTTTCTTTTCCATAAAGCTGAATTGCTTCTTGATACTTACTATTTGCACTTTCTAAACTAGCTTTAATTTTATCTCTTCCAACTATGTTTTCATTCATTTTCTGACTAGCTTTTTCCATTGCTTGTCTATATGTATCAACTTTTTTAGATTGCAAATCAAATTGTTTAGATAGTGCATCTTGTGCAGATTTCAACTTATCACTATTTGCCCCAAATGTTTTTAATCCTTCACTAGCTAATTTAAATTCAGATTGAACCTGTTTTAAACTACTATTAATTCCTTTAATACTTGCATTATAACCAGTATCATCAAGTACCATCTTGGCGGTTATTCTTTTCTCTAAATCACTCAATTTTTTACCCCCTTCCTATAAAAATGTTAGTTCGTCTATATAAGCTCTACGTTCTTTAGTAGATTTGTTCTCACTATTATCTTGTTCTTCAACTTCCCAACCATTGAATTTAACATGACTCATCCACATTTTATATATCTCAGAATGTGTTGCTTCCATAAATTCAACTTTTGTAAAATTCAAATGTACTTTACAAATATAAAAAAGCCAGTCAAAGTTAATCTCATAAGGATTACCTGACTGGTCATCTAGTTTTTTTCTGTTTTAGTTTTTGATTTCTTAGTTTCTTTATTATCTTTAGTATCATTAACTCCTATATAATCAAAGTATAATTCTGTTACAAATCCTGATATTTCAAAGTTTAATTGTTGTGGTGTTAATAAATCGAATAATTCCTCAATTTCAAATTCTTTTTCAATACAACAACAACTTAATAATTTCAATGCGTTTGTATAAAATTCTTTTCCTTCCATAATTCCTTGTAATACAGTTCCGTAATTACCATACTTCATATCTATCTTAAATATAGTCTTATTTACCATCTTGAAACTATACTCATTTTCACCAATCATTAATTTTTTAATTTTATCTAACATCTTAATAATTCACTCCTCTTCATATTTTAAAATATAAAAGCCCTCAATTAAGAGGACTTTATTTTTAAGGTGTAACAACTTTCTTAGTTGGTACAATAACACTTGCAAAGAATTTTGTGGAAATATCTGTTGGACAATCTGCATCATCTTCATCAACACTATATTTCCACATTCCATTATTTTGTAATGGTTGGAATGTTGCCTTCATCTCTGGAGTTTGGAAATCTGTTTTTCCCTCCATACCTTTAGCTGAATCGTCTGGTAGCTCCATCTTTCCTTTATAAAGAATTCCATATCTCTTTTTACCATTAGATTTATTGGCAACATATAATAAACAAACATATGGAGCAATATCATCGTCACTAGCAAATACTCCTCCCTCAGTTGCTATAGTTTGTCCTAACAAATCTGCTGATTGTGCATTTGTTAAATCTGCTAAGTTTACAGACACTTCAACGTCTTGTAATGATGTTGATTGATCCCATAATTTATTTTCAGCATAAAGTTTTTCAGTGTTACTCTTTGGTGAAACTTTAATTTCCTTTACTCCAGGTAAATAAACAGGATTTCCAAAAGTTAATCCTGTTGCATCATCCTTTGTAATCTTACTATAATATAATTTTTCTAAGCCAATAATAGCCATTAATAATCACTCTCTTTCTATATTTTAATTGTTGTTTAATGTAATAAAAAAACGCAAAGCCTTATGAAATAACTGTGTACTATTTTCATATAAATCAGCACACATACTTCTATTAAAGCCAGCGTTTGTCATTTTTTCTTTAATTTTATCTTCTAAATTTGTATAATCTTTTTTACTAAATACATCCACTTGCACATAATAATTTGTTGCAATTTCCTTATTCTCAGCCCATTCTTCACCGTTTTCATCAAAAATTTCATACTCAATATAAGGTGGTGTTGGACTATTAGCATGAAGGAAATAAACTTTCTTATCTGCTGTTAGATTAAGTATTTCTGTATTTGATAATGTGTCCTTTACTAACTTTTTAATATTAACCATTACACCACCTCTACTTTAATAATCCTTTTGCCAATACTTCTAAAGCCTCATTTTGTGAACTATTTACAGAACGTTCAAAGAATCCAACATTATGCTTCTGTTGTGATGTTCCAAATTCCTCAAAGCCTGTATACCATTCACCCATAATAACTTGTCCTGTTACAGAAAAATCATCTTTACTAACTTTTTCTTTAATTTCTTTTTTTGTTTTTCCAGTTTCACCTACTGGAGTATTACTTTCTACTACCTTATAAATTACATCAATAGCTGATTTCATTGCCTTCTTTTCGTCAGCTTCAGTAAGTGTCATATCTTGAAATATATTTTCTAATTCTTCAAACCCATCTAATTCAATACTACTCATATAATCACCCTTTAACCTCTGCCTTTATATCAATCCATTTATGCAGATTGTTATAATCAGAGCAAAATACAATATTATAGTCATTACCTTTATAAATCACTTTATATTGCTTAGTTGCTCCTACTACTAATAAAGCTTTTGCCTTATTGCAATACCTGACAGTAAATGTAACTATATTTTCAGAATTATCAGCTTTGGCAGATATAAATTCTTTACCACTAACTTGTATAAATCCACTCCAACAAGAATAATATGTATCATCCCATTGAGGCTCATCAAAGCCATTTTCATTTTGTATTTCACCTAAATAATGAGATATTATTATTCTTTCTTTTAAATCACTACTATTCATATTACATCACCTACTAACTGCTATACTGCAATTGCATCATGATTGATTGAAGTGTAAATCTAACTTTATCTGTTGTTTTTCCATCTACCATTAAACCTCTGTTTTCAAACCAATCGCTTATTAGAACTCTGCAATATAATTTTGCTAATACATTTGAATTATCAAATATCTTTCCTGTCGCATTTTTTAAATATAGTTCCGCAGAATCAATTAATAATTGTATATCTGAATCTTCTTCATCAGAATCTACTTTAAGCCACGCTTTCACTTCCCCTAAATTTACTATCAATAGCATCACCCTTTCTTAAAAGAGTAACAAGAAGACTTTTTAAAATCCTCATGCTACCACAATATAAATCTAAATTATGCTACTTCTGGAGAATAAACTGCTACAACTGCCTTTTTATCAAATAACTTAGTAGTCAACGCACCTTTTACTCTCATTCCAGTGGCATCCTTATCGAAATAAATTGATCTATCAGATTCTACTATGAATCCTTTTAATTCAAACATCTTCATAGCTTCCTTTAAGTTTCCTATTATAATTGGGAATTGTTCTTTAGTATCTATAGTTTCATTTCTAAGTTGCTTATCATCAAACACAACTATTTCTTTTCCTGAATATCTATAAATAGCTGGATTTGTAACATCTGGTTGTAGGAATTTTCTGCCTTGCTTATCTTCTAACGATAAAAGATAATTAAAACCAGTTTGGTTTGTGTATATTCTACATTCAGAACTTCTGCTAATTGCCATTGGTAAAGTAACATTTAATACTTTATCTATGTATTTTAATGTAACTGGAGCAGTTAATGCTTTATCCACAACAATTCCACCAGTAGTCATTCCTAAAAATCCATCTGCTTTAGTACCTGTTCCATAGAATGCTAAGGCATTTCTAGTAGCAACCTGTTTCTTTGCAATCCATTGAGAAATATAAGCTAGTAATCCACCATCTTCATCTTCTAACAATTCATTAGGAATTTGTAACATTCCTTTATATCTGTTACAGTCATATGTAATCTTTTGGAATTCTGGTGAACCCATATCTGGAATTGATGTTAGTTCTGCAACATCTTCAAAAGGTACTGCATCAGCTTCAACTTCATAAACTCTTGAACCACTAGGGTTTGAAACTGATTCATGTTGTACATATTGAGCCATGTCAGTATAGTCTCTTAACCATGTATTTATTGCTGTTTGTACATCCACTGGAATTAGTAACTTACCATCTTTATCTGTTAAACTAGATAAAGCCTTAACTTCGTTTTCTTCTGTAACTGGTCTACCACTCATTATTTTTGCAAATACTTTTAGTTCTAAATTTTTATCTTTCATTTCTTCTACGTCTCCCTTGTTATCAATATTTTTAGTTTTATTTTCAATTTCTGATTTTTCATCAGCTTCAAGTTGTTCTTGAACCCTTATTTTTGCTTCAATAGTTTCTATTTCATCAGCCTTTGCATTTATTTCGCTTGCCTTAACTCCATCTTTCACAGCTAAAACCTTTGCTTCTTCTTTTAATTGTGCTAATTGTGCCTTTAATTCATCTGATAATTTCATATATTTCTACCTCACTTATTCTTAAATTTTGTTTTTATTTTAAATTTGGACATAAAAATTACACCTATATATCATTTCAAGGTGTTATTTTAGTATTTTTAATCTTAACTTTGCTTTAGCTAACTCTAATAATTCTAATTCTTCATTATTAGTACTATCTTCTGTTTTATTAACTTGATTTTTAACTCTATCTGGTATATTTTTATAATTTGAAATATTACAATATGCAACTGCTTCATTTTCTTCAACAAGTTCAATATTAAAATATTTCACTGCATCAGTTCCAGTCAACCATGTCTCTTCATCCATTAATTGTTTAATAGTACTTATATCAACACCTTCAGCTAACTTTTCTTGATAAACATTCAATATACCTTCACTTATTTTCTCTAAAGTATCTGCCATTTTACGCATATCATTCGCATTCCCTTGGCAACCACTCCAAGCATTATGTATCATTAAATATGAATTACTTGGCATTATGATTTTATCTCCAGCCATAGCTAATACTGATGAAATAGAACCAGCTAAACCATCTATGTATACAGTCTTTTCACTCTTACATCTTTTTAACATGTTATACATAGCCATGCCCGCAAATACACTACCACCACCACTATTTACATAAATATTTAGTGGCTGACTTTCATCAATCTGATTTAAAATATCAAGGACATCCTGTGGACATGTATCAGTATCAGTCCATTTACCCCATTCATCGCTAACAATGTCACCATAAAAATATACTGATTGTTCATTAACACTATTCTTAAATTCTATACATTTATTTTTCATTTACATTATCACCTCCTACAGTAGAATTTTTATTATAATTAGCACCAGATTTGATAATATCAAGTGGTGCTAAATTACCATTCATCACCAAAATATCTGCTCCATCCACGTAGTTATAACCTAATTCTTCACGTGCTTCATTAATTTTTATTATTCCATTATTAGAACCTTTAACTAAATAATCCATATGTGCTGAAGGATCTAATTTAAATAATTCTTTGGTACTATATTCTAAAAATATATTCTGCTTCTCACGCAACGTTGAACTTATTAATTTTCTTGTATCTTCTTGCTTATACATTTGAAGGACTGGAGAAAGTGAATTTACATAGAAATCCATTTGCTGTGATACTGAGTTTGCATAACTAGATTTAGAATAATCATTAATTATGTTTGGACTTAAACCAAATGCTCCAGCAATTCGTAATGCATTTGTATTTGATATTACAGAAAATTCTGCATCTGAAAGCTTCATTGACAATAAATCAGCTTTAATTGAAATAGGTAACGGAAGGAACTTAGAGCTATTTAAATTACCATACCTCTCTACACCTTTAACTAATTCATCCTTGGCATTAGAATCTAAATCACCTGTATACTGCAACAGAATTTTATCTCCGAACATTCCACTTTTATATAATTTATTTATATAAGCTTCTCCCTGTCTTAAAGTATCTAATTGCATAGATAACACGTCCTTGACAGCAATACCCATAATCCCATCCCAAGTCATATCAGTTTTATAGTGACTAACTTCATCTGAACTAAATATATACTTTTTGCCACCATTATTCTTGTCATACCAAACATACCAAAGGTTATTTATCGTTCCAAATAATCCTGCTGTATCTTGCCATACAGTTACATTTTCATTATCTAATATCCATCTGCTTTTTAATTTACCACCTTCAAACTTATTATAAACATAAGCATTTCCATAGAAATTTCTTTGCAACTCTACACAAGATTTAAAAGTTTTAGCACTCATATAAGGATTTGGTTCAAGATTTAATATGTTATCCAAGTTTGAGTCAATTATTCTTTCTTGCCCTTTTAAAGTACCATAAGAATACTTATATTCACTTAATTTACTTACTGCTTTACAATAAAAATCTAAGCAAGTATAAAATACTACTTCTCCCAGTATATTAGAATTTATAGTAGTACTATCAATACCTAATAAGCTTAATAAATTTTTATCTGATAGAGAATATGTTTCATTTTTAATTTCTCTTTTCTGGATTCTGTTTTTAAATAATCCCATATTTTATTTCTCACCCCCTTCCAGTATTATTTTTTAGGATATTTCAATAAAAATACAGCTAATCCACCGAATATAATTCCTAATATGTAGAACGCTAATATTTTATTTAATAAAAAACTTGCATAGACAATAAAAAAAGCACTAATAAATGCAGTCATTTCTACATCATTGTTACTTATAAATTGCTTTATTCTATTATAAATTTTTCTAATTCTCTCCATCTTCACCCCTCATTTTCGCTTGTTCCAAAGAATGATTTAATAGACTCTGCTGTAACTACTGGCTTCTTAATCTCATTTCTCATACTAAATTTATGTACATCTACCCATGCAGCTATCGGGTCAATTCTCTTGAATCTTGAGTTTTTATCCAACATTACTTTCCCATTTTTAGGTGGTGTTAATTCACAGTTATTCATAGCCCAGCATAATAATTCATCATTTCTATTAAAATATATGTTACCAGCCTCTACTTCGTATTTTATATCCATAGTTGTATCATTCAGTGATTTACTATTTTGATAAATATCATAGCAATCAACACCAAACTCTTCTAAATCCACCAGAAAAGCTGATACATTAGCTTGGTCATAACAAATATACTTCAATTTCAAATTATATTTTCTAATCTGTTCTCTTACATATTTTAATATCTCTTTATAGTCTATTTTAATACCACCTAACGCAGTTGTTTTAGTTACCAAACTTTTTTTAATCCAATATTCATAAGGAACAGCATCAGTTTGTTCATGTTCTTTTATTCGCATTGCTGGTAAAAAACTATGATGGTGAACAAAGTATTTCTTCTCTCCATCTTTTTCAAATGTAAATTCAAATACTACACTCGACAAATCTCCTCCTGAACTTGCATCTAACCCTAATCCAAATTCACAACCTCTAAAATCTTCAAGTGTCATGTCACAAGCACATTTATAAAACGCTGTCATATTCATATATTTTTTCTCGGTAAACTCTACCCACATATTAAGTTGCTTAGTCTGAAAATCATTCCAATCCTTACCACCCATTGCTTTAGCGCTTTTATAAACTGGTATTAAATTTTCTAAAGCCTCTCTATCATATTCTAGTATAGGGTTAGCTTTTATCCAGTTTTCAGAATTGTCTTTTTCATCCTCTTCATCCATTTCAGCAATATAAATAAATCTATTATCATTAGTTTCTAGTCCTTCAAGTATTTGCTTACAATACTTATACATTTTATGACAAGCTCCATCAATATTAAAACCAGCAGTAGTAATAACAGAAATTAAAGATTGTTTTGCTTTCTTTTGTCCACCTTCCATAAGCTTAAACATCTGTTCATCCTTATGTGCATGAAATTCATCAATAATTGCTAGTGGTGCAGGTCTAAAGCCATCAAGTGATTTTGTATCTCTCCCTAATGCTAATATCTTTGTACCAGTATTATTACAAATAATCGTACTTTCATATTCCTTTACCGTGAATAATTCCTGTAAATCCTCGTCACCTTTAATAAATTTATGCATTTCGTCCCAAACAATTTTAGCTTGAGCATGTTTAGTAGCTACACAAAATACTTTTCCATTTTTATATCCTGAGAAATTCCCTAAGTATGTCCCTAAGATACCATTTATAAAACTCTTCCCATTCTGTCTTCCAAGTTGAACATAACTTGTACGAAATCTCCGATACTCAGTACCTTTGTTTACCCAGCCAATTAATGAACCTAGAATAAATTCTTGAAACGGATAGCAAGTAAGATTTATAATTTCTTCACCTTCATTAATAACCAATGTATTAGCATAATCTATAATTGCTTCAGCCTTTTCAATATCAAATTTATACTTAAAAGGTGCTAGTTTGGATTTTTCAAAATCATCTAAATGTCTTCTACATGCAAGTTTAACTGATTCCCCAGCTATTAATTTTCCATTTAAAACATCATTAGCGTACTGTGTTACTCTATCTATCATTTAGCAACACTTCCACTATTGAATTTATTAAATTTATTCGCCTTCTTTTCTTCTACTTTTGGAATACTAACCTTGCATCTACTAATAATATTTAAACATAGTTCATTACTCACCTTATCTAACATCTGAAATATTTTACTTTGCTTTATTAATAACTTGTCATAATCATCGCTTAATATATCAACCTTAGATATAGCCTTAGTTATTTTATTATATTGTTCTTCTAGTGTTACATATCTTGCTAGTCCTTCTACATCTAAATTAGTCATTATACTTGCATTCAATAATTGCTCTGCAAGATAATTGAATCTGTCTTTTAGTTTCTTACCCTTTAAAGTCGGAGGTGCAAATACATCATCTGTATCAACTCTAACCTCACTATTTTTTCTCTGTTCAATTTCTTCTTTTGTTAAATGTTTATTGCCTTTCAACATTACCAAATCGATAGGCTCTTTAGGTCTTCCCATATGATTTACACCTCACTTTCTATTATTCATTTTTTAACTAGTTCAAATTATCTGATAAAGGGAGTTTTTGCGTTAAAACAGACGACCAACGACATTCTAAGTCAATGTTCAAAACTTTTTAGCCCCCCTACCTCCAAATTCAGTACATAAAAATAGCACATAACCAACACTTAATATCAGTTACATGCTTCCATAAATTTTCTTATATTCTTTTATTAACGCTCTTAACATCTTAATCTTTTCATTGTTATAATTACCATGTATTTCATTATGATGTGCATGACACAATGGAACTAATCCTTCATCAACATCAAATCTATGTTCCCAACCTTCATCAGTTTTTAATTCAAGCACATGATGAATAACATCATATGGATTTACTCTATCATCTTGAAGTAAGCACATGATACACAATCCTTTATATTTATTTTTACAAATATTAGAGACAATCTTCCATTCCTTACTCACATAAAAGTCAGTATACTTCTTATCTCTTACCTGACGGACATACTTATTATATTGCCTGTCATTATCCTTTTTATAATTTAAAACATTCTTACTACATTCATCGCAGTATTTTTCCGTATAATCAATAACTACTCCACATTTAGAACAACATTTCTTTAACGCAATAATAGACACCACCTTTGTTTTTAATATATAATTCTAGACATTAATTCCAATAATATGTTAAACTATTTATATCATATAATGAGGAGTTGATAATATATGATATATGAATCAGAAAAATCTACTGGTGAACTTTACAAAGAAT